GAATCGAAAGAATGGATCCTGTGCCAAACTTAATTCAGATACTTTATCGCCAAAGTTATACTTTCTGCGAAGAGCACCTGTATTAAGCTGGACTGAGGATTCACCTCTCTCTATGGAACCGGACGTATAATTACTACCGGTTACATTAAGAATATCCGCCATTTGTCTATCTCCTTAATTAGGATTAAGTTCGGATAGACTAATAAATTTTATTATATAAGCCTAACCAAACAGGTTATCAACACCATCATCAAGGCCCTTTATCGCATCAAACACATCGTCTGATTCTGATCTTTCGGTGCCTTGACTGTTTGCTCCCGATGCGGAAGTAGGCATATTACGGACATTTTTCATTTGGTTTAACATATCCTTCTTTGTCGAGTTTGCTACATTTGTGTTATTTGCATCACGATTAAGCAAATAATTAACATCATCTAATGTCATTATATGCTCCTGAGCTTTAACTTTAAATGCATCAAACTGATCTTCTGACATGTTGTGCCTATCTTTAAATGCTTGCTCATCAGCTGTCCTGGACTTGGCCTGCTGAATCTCTTGTGCCCTAGCTTGTTCAGCTGAAAGCATTTGATTCACCCTACCTTGTACCATTTTATCTACATGAGCATTCATTAGTTTAGCACTGTCAGAATCTGGATCTGTTATGTCGTTAGCGTCAAATACAAAATCTTCATCAAGATTTAATTGCTCTTGAATTGATTTTGCGGGTTTCCCGCCATTTACCAAATAGTCTCTAACATGATCTACCAATCCACTATCGTTTTTCATCGCTTCCAAAACAGGTACAAACGGTTCAACCGTTCTGTATTGCTCTGATAAGCGGACAGCCTCTCTACTACTATCTTCGTATCGTTTTTTCCAGTCTGTGCTGCCTGTCGACTGATCCACATTCTTGGAGCCATTGTCTTGTAGTGTGTGGGTTACCTGTTCGGAGCCACTTGGTTGACTTTGGGTTACCTCAGTGTCATCTATTATGCCACCATTGACTTCATTTTCTAGTTGATTAAAAAAGTCTTCAGAGCCTTCTGATTGGGATGCTTCTGCAGCTTCAAATGAATCTGCTTCCATTCCTATCTCAGGGTTACCTTGACTTTCATCGTTGGAAGTTGTCATACTTCTCCTTTTTTAGTCTTGTGTCAATGTGGTAGTTTAAGAACTACCAGTTTTACTTTCCAAACTATTTTTTACAGACTGTAACATATTGCCTGCTTGCTGCTTCTGAGATTCAGCATTATTAGCCATAACATTACGTAAAAGCTTCTGCTTACCCTCAGTTTCAACATACTGCTTGCCCATCTGAGATTTTACTTCTTCTTTCTTCTTATTAATCTCAACATCGGCCTGCATAACTTTTTGCTTAATGCCAGCTTGCACCAATTGTCTTTCAAGGGTTTCAATCGTGCCGTCCTTATCCTTGACCGCCTCATTAAGCTGTTCAATTTGCCCCGACAACTGTGCATATAATGATTTCCTTTTCACAATATTTTCCTTGTTCTTTATATCAGTTTCAGCAAGTACAGCTATATCATCTACTACTCCTAATTTCATTAGTTCCTTTAACTCTTCAAGATATGCCCATCTATTAACAGGCAATGTAGAGCCTTGTACAATACGTACATCAAACTTTAATGAGTTTATATCCATAGATTTACCTATAGCTTCTCCCATATCATTATAAATTGGAACATTAACTTCTTCATTCTTACTTTCTTGGATAGCATTAGGTTGGACCAATCTAAACCGCTTATAAGCTGTATAAGTTGCTTGTGAAAATTGCAATACCATATTACCAACCTGTTTTAAAGAAGGTTCAATAGATGTATTCATCCATTGCTTTATTCTCCTTGTACCATATTCATCTAAAGCTAACATACCACGATAGGTTTCGCTTGCTCCACCACTATCTCCCATCATAGAACTATATATACCAGCTAAGTATTCCATATCGCTCTTCCCTTCCTGAACAATCTGATAGAAAGCATTTGAGAGCGGAGCTGGTATTACTGGAGTAGGACGCTCCACACCTGGCCTAATAGGCAATAAAGCACCAGGGCTAGCAGCATATTTTTCCCATATCTCAGCATCAATAGAACCTTCTTCATACATCCATCTCAAACTTGATCCCAAAGAAGCATTATGTACCATAATCTGATGAGACTTATTTATCTCTTGCTGCTTACCTATAAGAGGAGATACAGCACTAATTGGATATGGTGTGCCAGTCCATTTAAAATGAAATGGAATGATAGGATATTCGGTAATTGTTTCTGGTAGGATCTGTTCATATAGCATCTTATCTCCAGCAATACAAGTCTGCTGTACTCTAGTTGAATAAAACTGAACCTGATCAACTATATTCTTTGCTATTTTAGGATCTTGGATTAAAATCTTAAATTCCTTTTCAGAAACAATCTTGTTTTCTATTTGGCTGGATTCTGCCTGTAACTGACTCATACTCTCCTGCCTAGCTACCTCTAACTGCTGTTGCATCATCTCCTGAGCTTTACGCATTTCAAGTTCATATCTTTCAGGAAGCATCTCCCCTGCCTGTACAGCTTCTTCCATTGCTTGCTGTTGTTCTAATAACTGAACTTCCATTTCAGCTTGCATCTCTTTTATCTGTACATCAACCTGTTGCTTTAATGCTTGCAACTCTTCTTTGTTTGGAGGAATTCTATAGAAGACACTCATATAAGATATCTTTATCTTCTCATATACCTCAAAGAACTCAACGAGCTGATCCTGTTCTCCTTCACTAGTAATAGATAATCCAGAATCCATAGCATCATTATATGTAAATAACTTCTGATCTTCATCTCCTGTAGAACGTGTGCTAAATGTTCGCTGTGACTGCTCATCACTACTTGATTGTGCTATCTTACGCTTTTGTCCAGGAAATAATTTCATTAAATGACTCTTAGGTAGTACTTTACGAATCATTATATATGCTGCATCTTTAAAGAGCATATCTCTTGACTTGGGATCTATATATACATCAAAAGGTTCTGGTTGCTGTACCACTACTTCTCCCAGTCCATTATCAGCATCTTGATCTACAGAAATAAGAAGGTAGCCAATACCCTTAGTAACACTATCATTAATAGCATTATTATAAAGAGTAGAGCCATTAGAGTTATGCCAGACATAATCTGCAAGATCAGAAAATACAGCCGCTACATCAGTATCGCTACCTTCAACACCTATAGCTTGCCATCTAGGATTATTAGCAGTTGCATAGAAATTAAGCATCTCTACCACTGGAAGAATCCGGTTGATAGTAAATGTAGGCATTCCCTGTTCTTCTAAGGAATCCTTCTCATTTTGCTGTAATTGCTCATCGTGAGCAAATTCATAACCCTTCTGATTTATCTGTTCCCACCGCTTTCTTGTGAAGCTGTTTGATAGGTTGAACAGTTGTCGTATCTGACTTACTCTCTTGTTTTGCTTTGCCATTACATTCCTCTCTTGGATAATGTTTGTGATCTACATCACATATTTTTGGGCAGACGTACCCTACCTGTGGGCACTCTTTTGTGATATAATCACCGTATCTAGCTACCCCTATAAAAGATAGAGCAAACAACATATTCCATAATACCATAAATCACTTGTTTGTCTTCCTTGTAAATACCCACACGCCAATATTAACTATCCCTATCCCTAAGAGAGCGTAACCGCCCCCAAGATTGAATAGATAAATGTTCAAGAATCCAGCCAATAAGTTAAACCAACGTGCGGCTTGATATAGTTCATCTTTTCTCAAAATTCCTTCTTTAATGTCATTCTTATATCATCCCTATAACTTCTACTATAAGGATTTGGCCTATTGATATCAAGATCAAATTGCCAATTTTTCCCAAATTTTCTTCTTAAATTCAAACTTCTATCTTCCAGATTTAAAGTAGATTTAAAGTCAAATGGTATATCTTGCTTTACTTCTTTAGTCTCAAGAACGCTATACAGATCTTTACCAAGAACATCCATAAGACTAGATTTAACACCAGTCCTTAAAGTATCAAACTTTGCAGAAAGCGTATCTGGAGATACTATATTATTCTTCGCCATGCGCCTCCAATTCTTTAGATATCTGATCTTCCGTGGGCTCATCTATTAAAAGGCCAAAATCTTTAAATAGCCATTTAGCCAACATTTTTGCCATCTGATCTTTCACTTTATCTCCCATTTTCTTTTATAATCTCACCCATTACAGTTTCATCAGGCATTAACTCTCTTATTCCAGTAAGCTTTTTTACCTCATTTTTAAATGTCACATTATGTCTAACATCTTTTCCACCTTCAAATCGCTCAGTAGGGCCACGCCAAAATTCTTGAAACTTATCTAAGTCATCCCCTGCTCTCTTTAACTCATAAGCTATAACTTTTTTAGCAGAACTCTTATAAAGCTTTCTATCTTCTTTAGACATATCACCAGATCCGCCATAACCATAAGTTTCCATACCTGGGACCATATCCTCTCCACCATATTTATAAAACTTTTCTCCCTGCTTTCTAAATCTCTCTATAAATGATAATTCATCTTTAGTAAATTCTATCATAGGCTTTCCACTATCCGCATATGTTTGCTTAGTTGCTCCTGATAAAGTACTTGAAAGTAATTGAACCGGACCATAAGCATTTGATCCACTCCCTCCAATTGTAGTTCTTATCCATGGATCTGCATATCCTCCAGTCTCAGTATAGGCCATTGCATTATATATATCTTCTATATTATACTTACTCATTATGCTGTTATCCATGATTTAGCTTTAGGTTTCTGTTTATACCAACCATCCTTAGATTCTGCCATGCCAGTAGGCGGATGTGCATACTTACATGCATAGGCTAAAGCATCTATGGTATCATCATGAGCCATACGTGGTCCAAAGGTCATTATTTCTCTATGTAGATCATATTGAGTCTTTTTAATATGAACCTGACCTACTGCAAACCTTTGAGCCAGTATCTCTTGTATTCTATCACGTTTGCTCATACGTGTACCGGGCTTCTCTTCTTTAAAAGGAATAATAAACTCATTCCTTCGTCTCATCTCAGCCCTTATTGATTGAAATATGGGTTTCGACATGCTTGTATCTTCAATTGTAAAGAGGGTTGGCTTATAGAATTTGGCATAATCAAATATATAATCTACGATCCCTTTCTGGCCTGTACCCTCTATACCTAGAACAGGTAATGTCCTGTTCCTTATATAATCTATAACATAAATATTATTATCTGGAGTCACTGCTATTACAATTATCACACTATAGTCTGTATTACGTCTTGCTGAATCTGTCGCAGGATCCACTCCTACAAAAATATTACAGGGCTTAGGGTCATCTCCCTCAGGTATGACGAACATAACATCTGTATCAGCATCTTTAGTAAAAGTACCATCCCAATACTTAACATGATCCCTATTAAAAATTGAATCTTCTTCACTTTGCACCTCCATCATATATTCCTGATAGAACTTCTGTGGTGTACCTGAATCCTGGTAGAACTTCTTCTTTCTCTCCATCTCTTTATGACCAAACCAAGAAGGCCAGAGAGTCCCTCCATCCTCCATTAATGCTTTATATGTAATAACCTTCCATGAATAATCTTCTTCTTTCTTCTTAGCCTGTTCATGTCCTACCAAAATCTTCTGAATAAAGCTATCATAATGCACTGGTGTACCGTTTATTCTGAGTCTTCCCGTTTTCGGTTCCAATGCAGGAAAGACAACAGCCGTAACGAGGTTGGATATTTTCGACCTTGATTCAGGAGTAATAGTGTTATTCTCGTCTTCAAAATCATCAAGAACGATAAGATCATAACGCTTATGAAGCTTGGCACCACCACGAATACCAGATAGATTACTCTTAGAAAT